GTCTCCACCTATGTACCTGGGAGAAGCGAAGATTTTGTCACCCGTGAGTACAGCGGTGCCCCGGTCGGCTTCCATCACGGCCATCAGCATCGACCTGGTAAGCAGTGGGAGTGGTGGGCTGGTCAGACTTTCGGCGACACACCGATGGGGAATACTAAAGTGCTCTTCGAGGGGCACCATCACCACTCGCATGTAGAGTCCCGTGCAGGGAAGCTCTACGTGGGTGTGCCCGCTATGGAGCCTGACTCACAGTGGTGGATCAGGGTGACTGGGCAGACAGGCGACCCTGGGGCTCAGCTGACGTACCTACTTGACTCTAGGGTGGAGCGGTCGTACACCGTCTGGTGTGAGAAGTACGAGCACTACTACAAGTAAGGGCCAGCAAAAAGTTTTTGAAAAAGACTTGCACAGGCTTTTTAAGGTGTGTATGGTAGTAAGTGTCAAAGGGGGAGACCCCGACAGACAAACAAAAAAAAATTGTACAAGCAAAGGAAAGAAAAAATGCACATCCAGGATCTTCTCGCTACCAGCTCCTACGCACGAGTACAGAAAGGCTTCGACGAAAAGCAATTCCTCGACGTAGACCAGATGCACGTCAAGCCCTGGTCGATCGAAAGTAGCGACTACCGCTACGAGGGCGGCATGAGCGCATGCAAAGACGTTGAGTCACTCATGCACTACATCGCCACGGTCGGCATGCCAGAGGACTATGACACCCTGGTTCTCTTCGAGGGGTACTACGTGGACAATGGCGAAGACGCCGGGCTCGGTGAGGTCATCGTCGAAGCCACCAAGGTCAAGCAGGTCATCAAGATCGCAGACATCGAGGGCTACGATGAGTACCTCGACAGCCTCCTAGGCTGGTAAAAGACACAAAGAAAACCCCTCTTCTTGGTGAAGAGGGGTTTTCCTATATCTGGATGCTAGTCACGGGCTAGAAGAGCGGGCGGTGCGTCCACCTCATTATCGAAATTCCCACGGATGTCGGGGTGGCTGGCTGGCAGAGACACACCTGAGATGGGCGCTACGGACTCTACGGTCTCTACGGGGAGGCCATGCTCTTTGATGTGCTTGGCAGTCTCGGAGTCACCAAAGACATTCACAGCTCCACCGGTCAAAGCTGACAGGAGGAAGGGGGTGAAGATCTTCAGCCCATCCCGCAGAGCGTCCATGTCACCACCTCGGGCGACGATGATGACACCCGCGACGACCACACCGACTGCCAGGATGGAGCTGACAGCCAGCTTAGCCAGATTGCCAAAGCCGGGATTATCGATGATCGCTTGGAGATCTTTAGCTTCGATGTGCTTCATTACTTCACCTTCTTTTCGAGCTGTGCGAGCTTGGTCTCGATGCGGGCGAGGGACTTGAAGATGTCCTCGAAATTTTTGGACAGCCAGGAGACCTCACGGGAGAGGGTGGTGGTCCCACCGGTACGGATTTCTTTCACATGGATATCGAGGATATTTTCTGACACTTTTTTGACTTCTTTCTTGATGTCGTGTACCTGTGCACCTGATGGGTCTACCCCGTCGAGGAGGTGATTGATGTCGTCTCGGAGCTTGTCCAGATCGATAAAGCTCGGGTCGATCTTCCCCTCTGAAGAGTACTCTTTGTGCCCTACCTGGATGAAGCCGCGGTCGCCTTGTCCGTAAGCCTCTTCAATCGCCGCCCCGAGGTGAGGCATGACACGGAGCTGAGCCTCAGTCCAGTCATTGCTGATGCCGTCAGACTCCATCTCGGTGCCCAGAAGGTAAAAATTTCCCATGTCTTGGGGGACACCGGGGACGTATCCGCGACCGGCGTGATTAGCCAGGCCAGCCGCTACGACGTAGACGGTACCGCTCCGCCCGAGCATGAGCTGGCAGAGTGGCCCGGGTAGATCGCTTCGGCCGTAGGTGCACAGATTGAGTGTGACGGCGTCTAGTCCGGAGGATTGATTGGATGCAGTGTGGTGAAAGACATGTCCGTACACGCCGTAGAGTGACTGCCCGGCGTAGCCTCGGGTCTGCCACCCGTCCACCTCGACCACGGTGAGCTTCGACCCGTCGGGGGCTGTGTAGGCTCTGAGCTTGTGAGCCAGATCAGTGAGCATGGCGCTCCTTTCTGTAAAGTACTCCAACATTTTACTTGTATCCGCAGCCTAGAAAGGGTAGACTTTATCTCAAGCCTCATATAGGGCTTGTGACGAAAGGAGACACATGTCGTACTACTATGAGCCAGCAAGAAATCCTGGCACCAAGATGGCGCAGGTGCAAGAGAAGCTGATCGCCTTCGACTCGCATAAAGCACAGGCGATTGACTACCTAGGTCGCCTCCAGGACTACCTGAAGAGTGGTGCCCCTATACCCGCCCAGCAGAGGGCTTTCGACGCGACCTTCTCCAAGATCAAGGCACGTCATACGCTCATGTGGAAGCTCCATGCGGAGCGTATGGATGACCTGGGGAAGGTGGAGCGGCTACTCATTTCTTCCCAGAAAGAGTACTTCCAGCTCCTGCGAGAGGGCAAGAGGCCTAAGGCTGTGCTGACGGTCAATGCAGCCTTCGCCCGTGCCCGTCATCTCTATTCCCAGATGGAGTATGACCTTGACGTAGGTAAGCCGGGTGGTGTGAAGGGTCGCAAGGCTGAGATGCCCCAGACCTCTGCTGAGTATGAGGAGTCGATCCCCTGTGCTCAGTGCGGTCACCCGCTCCCACCCTCCGCGATCAAGAGGCGCTCGAAGCGGTGCATCACCTGCTACCGCAAGGATCGGCGGATGCGTGAGGATCTGGCACAAGGATGGACAGTGACAGTGACTGACAAGAAGAGGAGGCTCCAGTCTTTCAAGCTCTCTGCGACGAAAAGGGCTGATGCTGTGGAGAAAGCTCTGCGGGTCTTGGTCGATGATCTCCCATCGGTGGATCGTCGGGATGCAAAGAAGAGTCTGACTGATAAGCGCCCGGCGTGGGCATCATCAGATGGTCGGTACATCATCACGACCGCACGGGTCAGCTGATTTTATAGCTTGCGCACCCCATAAGGCTTGTGCTAAAGTATAAGTGCCAAGCGGGACAAGCCTCTTGAGAAAGAAAGGAAAAGACATGGAGTCATCAAGCTGGGATCTGGAGCTCACGAGCGTAGGCGCGTGGATCACCTCTAAGGGGAGCCCAAAGATTGTCAAGCAGAGCCTCAACTCGTCGCGGAGGGATGGGCATGACTGGGTGGATGTCTTTGAGGATAGTCTCCTGATCATCGCCCGCGTGCTCAAGCAGCAGGGTGACCCACGAGGGTTCATCGAGATTCTCACCGCATTGCATGAGGACCCCCAGATGCAGAGTATCCAGAAGGGCTTCGAGACCGAGTACTCCTGGAGGTCTGAGGACGGGAAAATCGGATTCAGTATCAGGAAGAATTATAAAAAGCATTAATTAATTAATTAATTAATTAATTTCCTAAAAACCCGCTTACCACGGTAGGCGGGTTTTTTATTTCACTAATAACTGGAAGTCCCCCGCTTGTGTCAGATTTAGGGCCCTCACTGACTCTTCGAGGTGGAGGCTCTTCGGGGGGTCGAGGACTCTTCGGGAGGGGTGCCGGAGTCCGAAATTTAGTAAGCAGGCTTACTCTCGAAAAATTTTAGACATGACCGAGGTCACAGAGTGTGATGTGGTTCATGAAAATTTTTTCTTGAGAGTAAGCCTACTTACTATCGTATTACTTTACATGTAAACTTTTACCCTTGATTTTCCGCGGTTTTTGACGTTTCTGAATTTTTTCCTTGACAAAAAGTTTCGCGTCAGGTAACACACGTATATCGCGCTTGCGTTATTCACCTTATAAACTTTTTCTCGCTAGAAAAAATTTCATTTCGTCATTTTGTAGATCTACGTCACACTGCCTAGAGTGACCGCACACTCCCCGAAGAGCGGAATTTAATTTATTTCTTTTATTTCTTTCCCCCAGCAGAGTCTGACCCAGAGCGTAGCCACCGTGTGACCTTATTTTGAGTGATTATGAATAAGTGTGATCTCCCCAGCAGAGCGCGGCGAGAAATAAAATTGCAGTACTGCAAAATTTCTCAAGAAAGGGCGGTTTTGCCTTGAAATATCAAGGGGATTACTGGAATGGGGCGTGTGGTTATCCGACCAGCAGAGGGCAGATTTGCGGCGTCCGTCTTCGAAAAGGAGCGATCTGGTGCGCACGGCACGGCGGCTCTGAGCCTGATGAGCGGGCGAAAGCGAAGGCTCGATGGGAGAAGCATCGCAGAGCGGTGCAAGCCCGAAAAGTGCTCAATGCAATGGAGCGTGATCGGACGGAATTGGAAGAGATACGTCTCAGAGAGGCTCAGAGGCTGTTTCTACGGACTTTGAGAGGTGAGGTGGGGGATTATGCCATCGACTAAAAAAGAGGCGCTTAGAAAGGCGTACACGGCTTTTGAGCTGGATCCGATCTCAGATCCGCTGGAGATGCTTCAGTCTTTGGTCGCAGAGACCAAGCACCACAATGACGCGATGAAGAATGCGATCGAAGAGCTGGCTGAGGAGCTAGACACCCTCCTAGAAGGCTCTGAGAGCCCTTCTGAGCGCCTTTCAGACCTCCAGATGAAGCAGACCCTTCTGAAGGAGCAGATAGGCCTTTACAGAGGCTCACAGCGTGAGTTGAGGGAGCTGCTGGCTCTGTGCCTCCGTCACGGCCTCGAAGAGCGCCTCGTGCAGATAGAGGAAGCGCGCGTATCCGCTGTGGCTGTAGCTCTTGGCCGCGCCTTATCAGCCATCGGTATCTCTGGCACTGTGAGGGCCACAGCAGAGCGAGAGCTGCACAAATCCCTTGGTGAGATGGCTGGGACCTACGAGATGCTGGAATAAAAAAACCCCGACAAGTCGCTCTGACCTGTCGGGGTTTCGCTAAGATTAAAAGATTACTTTTAATCTTAGCGGTGGTTTCAGTCCCTGTCAAATCCCAGATCGTCGTCCCGGTTTTTGACTAAGATTAAAAGATTACTTTTAATCTTAGTCAACTTTTCCGATCTTGTCAAGGAGACAATTCTTTTGGTTATCCAGATCACAGCCTCGGGTGTCGGGCATAACAAAAGCCCCGGTCGATCTGATCGGGGCTCGCTGGCTAGTAAGATTAAAAGATTACTTTTAATCTTACTAGGATTTCCACCTGCTGTCAAGAGCCCTCAAAAGAATGCGGAAATACATTTAATCGCCGTGTGACCAACCCGACAATTAAATAAATTAGTTATTTAAATTTAAAGAAAGAAGACCATGTCTACACAAGCCACCTTCCTCCGAGCCCTCGCCCAAAAATTCGGCACAGACCTCGACTACGCCACACCCCTCGACCTCGCACGCGCCTACGACCCCACATACATCTCCACCCCCGCGCTCGAGCTCCTCTGCTCCCACCTCACCGACGCCGCAGAGAATCCCAGCCACCGCAAAGTCATATCCTTCGCACCACAGGAAGGGAAGACCACCACCAGCGCCATCGCCTTCCCACTCTGGCTCCTCACCCAGCAGCGACACCTACGCATCGCCATCTGCTCCTACAGCAAAGACCTCGCAGAAGAGCAAGTCCGATCAGCACGCAATATCGTCGCTGAGCACCCCGATCTCTTCCCTTACACCATCGACAAGACCCACGCCGCTAAAGACTCATGGCGCATCGAAGGAGCACGAGGCGGAGTCTTCGCAGTCGGAGTCAATGGCGGCTTCACCGGCAAACCAGCCGATGTCGTCATCGTCGACGACCCACACGGTGGCATCGTCCAAGCAGAGTCCAAAGCAGAGCGCGAGCGCGTCAAAAAGTGGTGGACAGGTACAGTGACTGCACGCTTCGCCGCCTCCACCATCGTCATCATCGTCCAGACACGCTGGCACAAAGACGACCTCGCAGGCTACCTCCTCGACCGAAATCCAGAGGCCTTCGAATTTGTGCGCGTACCAGCCCAAGCAGATCACGACCCCAGTAAAGGTGAGACTGACATCCTCGGAAGAGCGCCAGGGGAGTACATGATCTCAGCCCGAGGTCGTACTCAAGAGCAGTGGGAACAGAGAAAGCGAGACGCAGGATCCATCGCATGGTCGGCTCTGTACCAAGGCAAGCCCATCGCAGAAGGCGGTGAGCTCTTTGACATGGCTAAGATCAAAGACTACGACTGGACAGAGATCGTCACCCAGACCAATGGCAGATGCTACGTCCCACCCGCACAGTACGATCAGATCGGCATGAGCTGGGACATGACCTTCAAAGGTGGGGCGACCTCTGACTACGTGGTCGGACAAGTCTGGCTGAAGCGAGGCGCATCCATGTACCTCCTCGACCAAGTCAGGGGGCAGTGGAGCTTCACTGAGTCAGTAGAGCAAGTCAAAAGGTTCAGCGAGAAATGGAGACAAGCCCAAGCCTGCTTCATCGAAGACAAAGCGAATGGATCAGCCATCATCGACACACTCAGCCGCACCCGACCCGGAGTCATCGGCGTGAACCCTCAAGGCGGTAAAGAAGCGAGAGCGAGAGCCATCACGCCCTTCATCGAAGCAGGAAATATCCTCCTCCCCTCCATCGCCACCGCCCCATTCGATGTCGACTCCCTTAGGATGGAGCTAGCAGACTTCCCACAAGGCAAGCACGATGACACCGTGGATGCCATGACCCAAGCCATCACCTCGATGATGATCGACAGAAAGAAGAAGCATGGATACGCCAACATCGGTCTTGATTAGCCAAGAAGACGATCTACCTGAAGAGCTTCGAGCCATCGTCTCTACAGCTCTCACCCGATACGAGACATATGCCCATGAGAATGTCACCTACTCCCGGTACGTGAAAGGTGACGTGGCCAATCATCTTGTAAGCCCTGCTCTTATGAAGCAGTTCACCGCCTCGATCAAGAAGATGGGGATCAATATGTGCCCCATCGTGCTCTCATCCTTTGCTGACCGTGTGCCACCGATCCATGGCGATTTCTTCCCTCGTGTCCGATCCAAGATCGACGCACTCAAGCTCGGGATCCTCACCTACAGCTCCATGACCGTCAGCGTCGATGAGGCAGGGCGACTCCAGGTGTACAAGCCTGGTGAAGTCTATGTCGAGTACGATGACGATGAGATCACTCCGACACTGGCTGTCTTTATCAAAAAGAAGTCACAGACCTCGCTGAAGACTCGTGAAGAGTACCAGGTGCTCCTGCGAGACGGCTCTACCGCCATGCTCCTTGACGTAGGCTCGATCAGTGCACGGCTTGATCCTGATGAGCTGGACATCTCCATCGAAGAGGTCGGCTCTGACTTTGATCTGAAAGTCATCGATGTCGGAGCGAATGGCGTAGGGGGCATTGAGTTTTCTGCGCCCATCCTAGAGCCCGTGAAGCCGCTTCAAGACGCACTAAATTACTCTTTCATCTCGCTCGTGGCCGGCACCGAGACCTACACCAATCCGCTTAAGCAGCGCACTCAGTACGAGCCGCAGATGGTGATGGCTCCCGACGGGACGTGGAAGAATGAGCCAGTAAAGATCGACCCGCGCCAGCACAGCATCATCGGTGTCGAAGGTCTTGGCGAGATCAAGCAGCTCAGCCAGATCGATCCGACTGCACTCAATAATCTGCGTAAGTCTTGGGGTGAGACCATCGCCACCGTCGCAGGGCTCCCACCGTATGAGATCGTCGGCTCAGGTGTATCTGACAATGTGTCTGGGTCGGCCCTTCGTCTGCTCTCGATGAAGCGCGACATGCGCTCACGGAAGATCGGGCAAGCCGTCGCGGATGCTTTGAACATCTTGGCCGATGGGGCGGACGACGACGATGTCTTCAGCCTTGGCACCCTAGACGATCAGACCTTCACCGAGAAGCTGGCAGACGCACAGATCATGCAGACCCTGTCACTCCCGACCCAAGCTATCCTTGAGCACCTCGGGTACTCAGCCCAGAAGATCGAAGAGCTGATGGCCCAGATCGAGGATGACAAAGCACAGATCACTGAGCACAATGCTTTCGGATCGGGTGATGTCATGAAGATGATCGGAGCCTAGATGGAGCAGTCGACGAAAGCAGGTCTGGCCGCACAAGAGCGGATCGAGTCTTTTGTGCAGTCTACTGCCCCTCCCGCTGAGCTCGTGACCCGGGCGATCACTCTGTCCGCTCTGCTATCCCAGCGTGTGACCGAGCTCCGTGACCGGGGCGTACCCACTACTGCTATCTACCGTGACCCGATCGTGCTCGGTCGATACAGCCAGCTCATCCAGACTCTGATCGCTATCGGTGAGTACCCGGTCTCACTGCGAGACATCATCGGCGAAGTCGAAGAGGATATCCATCAGGAGCGTGCCCGCACTTTCGATGATGATGGTCTGCCGCTCTGGGTGCCTCTTGCTCTGGGGGCTGTGACTCTTGGTGCTATAGCAAAGCACGGTGGTGGGAAGCTAGCAGATGATGTGCCTCTTGAAGTACCTAAAGAGCATCTGCCGCCTAAAGTGACGGAGGACATCACCGCCCAGACTCTCAAGTCTCTCACCGCTATCATGGCAGCTCGGAAGGCTCAGGTCACCCTGGCACTGGTGGAGACTCTGAAGATCCGGGCGCAGTCGGTCGCTAAGCAGACTGATCAAGCGCTCAAGTGGGTATCAGAGCTCGACTCTTCGACCTGCCGTGCTTGTCTCGGTATGCACGGTCGGGTCTTCAAGCCGGGCGAGACGGTGCCCCGTGGCCATGTGCATTGCCGGTGCATCCTTGTGCCCGTCCCGAAAGACACTGAGTACTCTGACAAGGAGGCTATGGCATACTTGAAGAAGCAGACCTTGGAGGAGCGGAAGAAGATCTTAGGCTCCGAGGGCGCTAAGAAATATGAAAAAGGAAAGCTAGACTTATCGAGAGCATACAGGGTGCAGACGGTGGATGGGACACCCACTCTGATGCGAGGAAAGGCAGGAGCATTATGAGCTTTAAAGAAGCACTGACCAGCTTCATCAATGGCTATGAAGAGCCCACTGAAGCGGTAGAAGCTGAACAGCCCACTGAAGCAGAAGAAGCAGACGCTGAAGAGGTAGAAGCGGACAAGGTAGAAATCCCAGAGCCTGAAGCTTCCTCGGTAGAAGAGACCACCGAGGAAGAAAAGAAGGCTACCGATCCCATAGTCGCCTCCGAGCCTGTACCAGCAGGGATGGCCGACATCATCTTTGACAAGGCCCTGTCGGATGAGGCCAAAGCATCCTTGACCGATGAAGAAAAGGAAAAGCTCTACAGCCTCGATGCCCAAAATTTCCTGGCGACTATCGAGGTGCTGAAAGATACTTTCCCCGTAAAGCCTTCAGGTAAGATTACAAAAGCGATGAAACCGTCAAAGTCCGACCCTGAAGAAGACTGGACTCTGGCCCTCTTCCAGGACTAATCCAGTAAGATTTATAGTGGCAACGCCCCTTAGTAGAAAGGTCACCTCTCATGGTGAATCCCGCCCGTACAAATAATTTGGCCCCCTTCAAGATCCCTACCGCTGTGGTGGAGCCTTGGCTTGAAAAGATCAAGGATCAGTCAGTGATCGCTTCCTTGATCCCCTCATCCCCCGTGCTTTTCGGCACCACTGAAGCTTTCGCTTTCTCTTCCGGTGAAGCAGAGATCGTCGGTGAAGGCGACAAGAAGTCTTCAAATGACATCGAGGTCAAGCGCTACGAAACTAACAGCTTCACCTTGCAGAAGACTGTGCGCTTTTCCAACCAATTGGACTGGGCGGACAAGTCACACCGTCTGCGCATCATCGACCGCATCCTTGAAGACCTCCAGCCTGCACTGGCTCGTGGCTTCGACTATGCGGCTCTTTTTGGTGTGAATCCTAAGACGGGTGGGGCTTCTACTTACGTACCTCACTATGTAGCAGAGACCAAACAGACTGTAGCCGCTGGTACCCGTAATGGCTACGAGGTGCTAGATGAAGCCTCTGGTATCATCGCCGGCCAGGGCTACTCTGCTCAGCATGTGGCTCTTGCACCTGACTGGGCTCATAAGATCTCCACTACCCGTGACATCGATGGTCGTCGTCTGTATGACTCCTTCTCCCCCGTGCAGGGCACCACTTCTTCCATCGAAGGTCTCAAGGCTGTAGTGGGTCGCCCCGTAGCCGGCGCTATCCTCACCGGTGACCGTGCAGAGCTCAAGGGCACCAAGGCTTTTGTCGGTGACTTCTCTGCTCTCAAGTGGGGTATCGTGACTGACCTCGGTCTTCAGAAGATCATGTATGGTGATCCTGATGGTCAGGGCGACTTGATGCGCACCAACGAAATCGCGTTCCGTGTCGAAGCACACTACGGCTTTGGCATCGCTGACCCCAACGCTTTCGTCCGTGTGACTGCATAAGAAGGGCTGACTCCTCATGATCTTCACTAATCGTGAGGATGCGCTCGATATGGTTGGCGCTATTGGTTCGGTAGAGCCAGTAGCGCCTTCCGCGTATATCGAGAACATCCTCGATAACTATGTTGCTATCAAAGACCCTGAGACCGGTGAGGTCAAGGGGTATGACGTTGATATGGCGCTCTACTTCATCTTTACCTACAAGGCGGAGATGATCGCTTCTGGGCAGGTCACCACGTCTTTCTCTTCTGAAGGGTCATCTGTCACCCGGTCTGCCCCGGATGCCAAATTCTTCCTCGATCGTGCGAAATTTTACCGTGATCGTGCGATGGGTAAGACCGAGGGTGGTGGGCTGTATATCGCCGCTGAGATGGACTACTCAGATGGCGGTATGGTCTGGTACACCGGTGGGCACGTCCAGAAGTATGACGAGTACTACGGATGGGCTTACCCTTGGTGGTCTTTCGCTTACGGCAATGTCCCGGATGACTGGGATCCCTCTACAGGTGGGTGGATCGTAGGAGGTGACCCGCGTGCTGACCGATGGCGACCTGGATTTTATGCGTAAGTCCCATGAGTCGCTGATGTACGACTATGTCCGTATCCACCGTGATGGTGGGATGGAATGGGATGAAGAGCTTGGCCGCATGGTGGAGTCTCATAATGCCCTCTTGTATGAGGGTAAAGGCCGCGTGTACTTAGATAAAGTGGACGCAGTCGTAGTCGGTGAGTCCACCGCTACCGTCAATCGCACTCAAGGCTACGTGACCATCCCTGTAGACTCTGTAGAGTCTCTGCAAGAGGGTGACCGGGTGACTGTGTCCAGCCCTCGACAGAATTTCCCGACTCTGTATGTGACCTCTGTCGGTGAGGATGCTTTCAAGCCGGCTTGTATCCGCTTTGCTGTGGTCACTGATCGTAATCAGATTGGAGGTCAGTAATGGGTAGCTCATCTGGATGGAACACGGAAGCCCGGTGGCTTGAAGGTCTTGCAGAGTCAATGACTGATAAGGCGGAGGACGTGCTGACTGAGACCGCAGAGCAGACCAGGCGGATGGCTAAAGCCCGTGTGCCCGTCCGTACCGGTCGGCTCAAAGCGTCTATTCGTACCCAGAAGACCGCCATGCTCAAGCGCGAGGTGATCGCCGACTCCTTGATGAGCCCTAGCGAGTCGTACGCTATCTTTGTAGAGAAGGGCACGTCCCGGATGGCCCCACGTCCGTATATGGCTCCGGCTGTAGATGCGGCAGAGCCTGACTTTTTCAAGAGAGTAGGTGACTTGATCGATGGCTCTTAGTATCGGTGGGCAAATTGCAGAACTGCAAAAATTTCTGGCCTCTAAGATGCCCGTCCCTGTCATCCTTGGCGCTACTACCCGTAAAGACGCGCGGATGATCGTCCTCTTCCCTCTGCCCACTGACTACACCATGACAAGCGCGGGGAATAATACTCTCAAGATCCGGAAAGTGCAGGCGACGATCCTCTCGCCATCTGCCCTGGAGACCATGTCTCTTCAGGATCAGCTAGTCGAAGCGGTGCAGAATCTCCGTCTCTCTTCTGCTGGTGATCGTGCCTCGACTGTGAAGGTGTCTACTGAAGATTTCGGAGGCGTAGCGGTAGAAGATAGACTAGAAGACGGCAGGATATACTCGTATGTGACCCTAGAATGGAGCGAATAAATGGCCCTAGCTGATGCCACCCCACGAGTACGCGTCGTATCTTTCGACGGTACTTATGAGTACTCTGAGTCTCTTCCTCTGGCTAAGTCCCTCGGGATGACCATCAAGGAGGGGAAGCCAGCTCTTGATGAGAAGGGTGACCTTCTGCCCCCTAAGCCCATCAAAGAGCTTGGCGATGACTCAGCAAAGCCTGTAGGTAAGCCCAAGAAGTAGCACCCCCACCCCAAGAGAAAGGGAGTCCACAATGGCTCTGAAATTTACCCGCCCAATGCTTGCGCCCCTTGCCGCTGGTCGCGAGCCCGTATATGTAGCCCCTCTGTCGGCTATGCCCAATATCAATTCTTCCACCACCGAGATCTCTAAGTCTGCTGTCATCGACAAAGCGACCAAGATCGACTGCTTCTATCAGATCGGTGAGATCGAATTCGAGCAGGATACCGAGACTGAGGAAGAGCAATTCGCCTGTGAGGCTAACCCTCGTGAGACCGTGATCTCGACCAAGACCACTGCGACTGTCACCATCGTGTGGGATCAGCAGAAGGACTTGACTGAGGATATCAATGCTGCTTACAACGCTCTTCCTGAAGGTAGCGACGTCATCCTCTTCATCGCTCATGGTCATCCTTCCGATCAGGAAGTCAAGCCTGGCACCGTCGGTGACGTGTACGTGATGAATGTCCAGAAAGTGAAGCATCTCTTCGCTGAAGACTCGAAGAGCCGCATCCGTGCAGAGATCACTCTGACTGGCTCCATCGAGCGTAAGAATGTGAAGGTAGTGGCTGGTAGTAGCCCTCGCCCTGGAGCCGGCGACTCACCGATCGGCTAGAAGCCCGGTAGAATAAGGGGGTATGTCCTAAGGGGGCGTACCCCTTATTTTTTTTTAATTCGATGGAGGAAACGTGTCTGCGACCCGGAAATTTGAATTTTTCGTCCCGCTCTCTGCTGAAGAGGAAGAGCGCATCCGTCTTCTGGAGGTGGACCAGGTACGTCGCGACCTGAAGGGCGAGGAGCGTGACCCCAAGCTTGACGAAGAGCTTGCAGAACTGCAAGAAAAGGCACAGACCAACTCCTACACTCTTGTCGCGAAGAAGCTCACTCGTGGGCAGTACCGTGATGTGCTGAAAAATGCGGAGCCTAAGGGCGATGACCCGCTGGACTCTTCTCTCGGGTATGACACCGACATCTTTGGCGCCCTCCTCATCCGCTCATCTGTCGTAGCTCTCTTCGACTCCAAGGGTGACGATGTGACCGAAGAGAAACTCGACACTGTACTCGATGGCGAGACCGGGATGAGCATGGAGAAATTTATGTACATCTTCGAAGAACTTCTTGCCTGGCAGAAGGATGAAAGCGAGCGTGGTCTAAATTTATGGGGGCTCTCCGTGTAATGGGTGACGACCCTTTTACGCGGGAAGAGCTGCTTACTGCAAAGGAATACGGGCTGACTATGTCACAGTGGGACGCACTCAGCAAAGATGACAAAGAATGGTGCCTCTCTTCAAGAGTGCCACCGGCTACGTGCCCTATCTGTGGTGGAGAAAATCCGGATGAGACCTGCCAGAATCCATCCCTCTCCCACGCATGGCACGTCCAGTGGGAAGACTGCTTTAAGACCCGTGCCATCATCGAGGCATCAGATGCCCGGAAGAAAGCAAAGGACAAGTATCTCCAAGCTAAGTCGCCCCGGGTCGGAGTGATTGGTAGTCTGCTAGAAGAGGATCAGATCGAAAAGCTGAAAGAGATGAAAGTAGAAGTGATCTAATGGCAGACCGTACCATCCGAGCCGTCTATGAAGTATCCGTCGATCGGGCTGTGAGTAGTCTCAAGCGTGCCGGTGACCAAATGAGCCAGCTCGACAAGCAGAGCGCACAGCTAGAGCGAAATCTTAAACAGCTCTCAGGCTCCACCGTCAATCCAAAAATCGACATCGAGATCGGTAAGGCTGAGAAAGCGATCCGCGATTTCAAAGGCAAGCTTGATACCGTGAAGGGGTACACCGCTACTCCTAAGATCGACGCTGAGATCGGCGACTCTATCAAGAAGCTTGAAGACCTGGGGCAGAAGATGCGCCGTCTTGAGCAACAGAAGCCGTCACTCAAGGTAGTGCTTGAGGCTGGGCGAGTCCAGACTGAGATCGAACAGATATCCCGGCGGATGAACGCTCTTCAAGGTGAGCGCGCCCGTCTCCAGGTCACTGCCGATGCCCGTCAAGCCGCCTCCGAGCTGTCCGACCTAGAGAATAAAGCCCGGTCTTTGAAGGGTCTTAAGGCCTCGATGGACATCGTGGCAGACGCTAAGCAGGCACAGGCGACGATGGATCGTGCGCGCTCTGATGCTAAGTCTCTCGACGGTACCAAGGCAGAGATCAAAGTGACCGCGGGTAAGCCTGACTTCTCGGGCATGTCTAGTGCGGCGCAGTCAGAGGGCGGTAAAGCCGGTGCCTCTGCTGGTAAAGCTTTGATGGATGGCTTGAAGAGCCAGCCGATCGTCGGTGCTGTCGTAGGTGTCCTCGGAGCCGCTGGTATCGCGGGTGTGGCTGCTTTTAATCAAGCGATGAACAAGATTTCTATCGACACTAAAGTGGCCGCCCAACTCAATCTCACGGAACAGCAGGTCGGCCAGTACGGTATCGTGGCTGGTCGAACATATGCCCGTGGCTTTGGTGAGTCATACGAGGCGGCTATGAATGGGCTTAAGTCCATCAAGATCAATGAGCTCTTGGGCACCGACGCTTCAAACGCGGAGCTTGAGAAAATGAATGCAATCTTGCTCAATACGGCTAACCTCCTTGGGGAAGACGTCGCTAACACTGCTGAAGCGGCTGGTGCTCTGATGAAGAATGGGCTCGCGGCGAATGCGACGGAAGCTTTCGACATTATCCAGCGGGGTATGGAGTCGGGTCTCAACCGCTCCGGTGACCTCCTCGACACCCTGCGAGAGTATCCGAGCATGTTCGGGTCGATGGGTCTGTCTGCCTCAGATGCGGGTAAGCTTCTTGAGCAAGCTATGGACGCTGGTGCACGCAATACTGACTTCGCCGCTGATGCTTTGAAAGAATTTTCGATCCGCGCTCAAGATGCGTCATCAACCTCTGCAGAGGGCTTCCAGCTCCTCGGTCTGAATGCAGAAGAAATGACGGAGAAATTCGCGCGGGGCGGAAAAAGTGCCCGTGAAGGTCTCCAGCAAGTCCTCGATGGTCTCCGAAATATCGAGGATCCCGTAGCGCGTAATACGGCGGGTGTGGCTCTCTTCGGTACAAAATGGGAAGACCTCGGTAACGGCGCTCAAATCGTCGCCATGGACTTGAATAAAGCCAGCGCGTCTTTCGACAAGGTAGGTGGGGCGGCTGAAGCGGCTATGACCAAGATGGAGAGCTCGATCTCCAATAAAGCTCAGTCAGCTATGCGCTCTATGGAGATGACTTTCCAGTCTGCCTCTGCCTCCATCCTGGCGGCTTTCGAGCCTCAGATCACTGGCTTTTCTAACTACATCTCCTCCCACCAAGCAGAGGTGCTTGGCTTTGTGAAGAAAGTAGTGGACGGAGTCCTCACTGCGGCGATTGGCTTCGTGGAATTCGGTGCATCCGGTGTAGAAGCTTTCGGGCAAGTGGCCTCTGCTGTGGGCGGTCTTGTCACTGGTCTGGGTAAAGCTGTCACTGCTATGGGCTACCTCCAGGCGAATCCTGCTCTCGTGGCTCTGGGTCAAGAGGTTGAGAACGCTGGCAATAAGATGTCGGACTTTGGGAATCGCTCCGATGAGATGGCAAATGGGATGAGAACAAAGGCCATCCCAGCCCTTGAGAATGTCCGGGAAAAATTTAATAGTATGATCGACCCAGCGATCGCGGCTCAGAAGGCTCAGGACGCTGTCAATCAGATCAATAGCAATATTGATCAGCTCGCTGCTGAGATCGATAGCAAAGACATGAAGATCAGGATCAATGGCGAGACGATGCCTGCTAAGGATGCTCTCGCTGAGCTGATGACAGCGATCCAGACTAGCCCTGATGGGACTGTACAGATCAATGGTACGACCGTCCCCGCTGAAGAGGCTCTGAGTGTCTTCATGACCGCCCTTGAGACCAATCACGGTGATGTCACTGTGGGTGCTAATACCAACCAGGCCTCTACAGATGTCCAGAATTTTGAGTACACGATCCAGAGTAAGACAGCTGATATGAAGCTTGGTGCTGACCCGACTCCAGCAAACTCTGCTCTAGATCAGTACCGCATCACTGCGGGGCAGACTGAGGGTAAAGCAAAGCTTGGTGTCGATCAGACAAGTGTCGGCTCTGCTATGGATCAGTACCGGATCACTGCTAATCAGACCGAGGGTAAAGCACGCTTGAGTGCGGATAAGTCTCAGGCAGATGGTCAGCTGTCGATCTTTAAGACGAATGCAGATGGTACCCGCGCCACCGCAAAGATTGACGGCGACCCGACACCTGGTATCGGCGCTCTTGGAAATTTCAAGTCCACGATCAATAGCACCCAGGGGTCTGCAAAAATCAATGGCGACCCCTCGCAGGGGCAGAGCGCGCTGTCGCAATTTCGCACTGCGATAAATGGGGCTAAAGGAATCGTAGCCATCGATGGTAATCCCTCTCAAGGTAATAGTGCGCTGTCACAATTCCGCGCAGATATTAATGGCACGAGGGGGACCGCGATGATCGACGGGAATAAAGCTCCTGGTGAAGCTCAGCGACAAGCACTCCAGACCAATATCAATACCACCCGCGGTGAAGTCCGAGTGGAAGCGCAGACATCTGGTGCTGTGAGTGCTGTCCAGGGCTTCCTTGGATGGGTCTCCCGCCAGTCACCGGTGGTCAATATCATCCAGCGCATCACTAAGGGCAGGGCTGCTGGTGGCTGGATCGACGGTAGAGCTGATGGGGGCTTTATCGGTGGTGGGTCTCTTCCGGGTAGGGCGGCTGGCGGCTTCGTCAATGCACCGCGTACTCTTCCGGGTAGGGACAATCTCCTCTGGCCTCTAGCTCGCGGCGGGCAAGTCCTCTCACAACCGCTCGCGGGTGGCGAATTCGTGGTGAATGCTAGGGATGCTCAGCGGAATCGGCACCTTCTAGAGTATATGAATCGCGGTGGGACTTTCTCTGCTCCCGCTTCGGGTGGGGGTGTGGATACGGCGGCTATCGCTGATGCTGTAGCGTCTGCTATCACAGCCACTCCGATCATCGCAGAGGTGAAGGACTCCCGTACAGCGGCGTCCATCGTGACCATGGGCCAGCGCCATATACGGTAGGGCTGTGGGATAATGGGCTTTAGTCAATCGGGCTGAAGCCCATTACTTTTTAAGGAGTCCCGCGTGATACATACAGCGACGATGGGCATTTCGGGGCGCTTCTGTGCTTTTCCTGAGATGCCTTCTGTCCAGCCCGATACTGAGCCTCTCACTAATATCTACGACTCTGGGGCTAATAAAAGGCTAGGAAATTACAACTCTGTCCTCTCCCCCAATCGCACCTGGACGTGGAGCCAGAAAGTGCTTCCCCGGAAGATCAGTCAGGCGTACACTCCGATCCTCGACCCCTCGTACCGTGGCTTCACCTGGTACATGCTCCCTTGCGGTGAGGGTGTGAATCGCCTCTCACCTTCTGACTCTTTCCTTGCTGGGTCGCGCGACTCAGAGGTGACTAATGGCGCGCTGACCGGTCACCCTAAGATGGGGAGGAGTCAGATCGGCCGTGTGGTCAAGGGCGACCCTAATGGTCAGGGGTGGAAGACTCTTTTCTGGTCTGTCCCACTGCCAGAGGGTGACATGACCGCAGAGCAGATTGCTGATATCGGGGGTGAGCCGATGCTTATGATCGGGTGCTGGTACTACGTGACTGCAGAGGATGTGGGTAAAGAGGTGAAGCTCCTCGCTCCGATCTCGATCAAGGGTAGGCCCCGGAGCTCTATCGCGAAGACTTTTGTCCCCCGGATCCCCGGCTGGCAGGTCGCACAAATGGGCTTCTTTGCTCAGAAGGGCAGAGATACGGCTACTGTCGTAGATATAGGGCTACAGGTATCGGGGCCGGCGCTCTTTTCCCGACCTTTCCTTCATCGTACCGATGCGGTGGATCCTTTTAAGATCTATGACTGGAGGGCCGGCGAGGGAGCTTACCGTGTCCTTGTCCGCTCTGCTCAGCGGTGGACGTACAGCCTGAATGTGGACTTGATGGACTTGGAGCTGGTGGAGATGAGCCAGTCCTTTAGCGTACGGTAGGAGAGAGAGTATGCAGTATCTAGATAAGTCGCCCCGCGAGGCGGTCGCTTTCAGTGAGGCTCGTATCCTCCGTAATGGTGCACCGATGACTTTCGAGTCATGGGAGACAGCGGTCTCTACTGGCGGTGAGTATAAGAGCGGTCTGCCCGGTGTCGGGCTGTCAAATAATGCTCGCACAGCAAAGATCCTCGTCCCCCTCCCGTCGAATGAAGAGATGGCTTTCGACACGTTCCTCCGCCCCTCAGAGGTGCGGACATACTTCCCTGCTTTTGGGGATAAGATCGTCATCCAGGTGAATCGCCGCAAAGACGATCCGATCTGGATCCCTGTCTTTACTGGCACTGTCGAAGAGACTAGCTATGACTACACCTCTGGACTCGCTACGGTGACATGCTCTGATGGCCTAGACACTCTGCTAGATACTCCGGTGAATGTGGAGGCCGCCTTGGGGATCAAGAGAGGGAGCCCTTTTGATCAGCTGATGCAAGCGCTGGCGAATGTAGGGTACGGGAATGTGGCGCCATTTAACTGGCGTAAGACGATCTGGACGGCTCCGGCTTTCCTCTCTAGCTCTGCTCCTCTGTACGCGGATTATGGTCGCTCTTCGATCACTGGTGAGCGCTACCAGATAGAAGAGCCACACCACTTTTCGTACACTACTGACGTGGACTCGTATGTGCATGAGTACGCCCAGAATTACGGTGCGCAGGCGGCAGGTAAGGCTCTTGTCTTGACTTTCCGGGGCTATGACGTACCAGGTGTGACGTCGTATACAAATTGGAATCATCGTAGCTTCATCCGCGCGCACCTGAAAAATGGCTCCGAGATCGAGGTCGGGTACCACGGGGACACAAAAAATCGCGATTACGGGTACTACGTGTGGACAAAGCACCGCGATATCGTCTACGCCGATAAGTACCAAGTCTTCCCTAAGCCCAATAATATCGACGGCTACGACAACCCCGCTGTGTCGCTGATCTACGACGAAGGCGGTATAACCTTGGTGGTCGGTGGGACGTATAAGGTCGTGCTCTCCGAAAAGATCCCAGCCGCTACCGACCAGACCGTGGTAGTAAAAGTCACAGCGAAAAATATCGTCGCCGGTGACGTGCGTCTTGAGGATAACTGGACTGACGCGATCAATATGAATAAAAATCTGCCCAAGACGAATGTCGCTACCGAGGTGACCAATAGCCAAGTCTTCCAGATTCACCCGTACGTCCTTGACCGTCTGGACGGTATCCAGCTAGGCACCTATGTAAAGCGTGTCTGTGAAGCAGGGCTCGCCGGCTTCTGGATCGATGAGGGTGGTCGCCCTACGATCATGGACATGAAGCGCATGAAGCAGATCTTCGACAAGAGGGCGACGAATATTATGCTCATGCAATCTGACGTGGTCGGCTCTGAGGCGGCTCTGTCCGCGTATACGCCTCGTACCTTCCCAGCGTGGAAGGCCGTCCAGGTCATGTGCCATAAGACTCAGCTCTGGTACTCTTCTGAGTCACCCTCGACGATCAATGACTACAACATTCCCGTCTACCAGCACCCTGCCGATCGACCAAATGAATGGCACAACGGGGTGTCCGAAATCTTTATTCACCCCGAGAATCAGAGGATCTCATGGGGGCCGGTCTGGACGGACGTGTGGACGATGGACTCTACGACCAAAGAGCCGTCTAGTGGCTCCTGGATCGGGGCGACTCTCACGGCGGATAGATGGGAGAATGAGACTCTCTACAGTAATGTCTCTGCGCACATTGAGCCGCTGGTGAACTCGAACTACAAGATGACGGTGCGCGCGCCGGGCGCTCGCGGGAAAAAGATCGAGCTACGCACTCCTCAGGGGCGCACTGGTAATGGGTCGATCTTGATCGAGAAATTCCGGAATATGACTACGCCCCTGGTGCGTGCGGCGTGGAAGGCTGAAAAGACCACCGCAAAGCGTACGATCCGTAAGCCTGAGTGGGATACGACGATGCCGGTGCTTGAGCTGGGTGATGAAGAGCTGGCTCTGCTGATCTCTGAAGAGAATGCAGAGGCTCTAGCGGATTCTGTGATGCAATCCGCGGAGGAGATGAAGGGGCAAATGGATGACTTTGAGATCCACCCTGATGCCCGTATCCAGGTAGGCGACCCGCGTCTACTGATCGTGTCGGACTCTCAAGGTACGGTGAAGGCTCATTTGGCTGGCACGGTCTCTGGTATCCGGCTAGGGTACTCGCACTCTGCGGGGCTGCATCAGTCGCTTTCGGTGGTACTCCGATATGAGAAGGAATTTTTCTCCTAGATCGTAAGAACCCCCTCTTCACGGTGAAGAGGGGGTTCCGTTTTAGCCTTTGGGTGGTCTTCCGTCGGTAATGACGATAAAGACTAGGACAAGGGTGAGGATGAACCAAATCAGTCCTTCGAGCTGCTCCACGGGGCTCACTATCGGCTCCCTTCTGCGATGCGCTTGAAGTGGTCTTGCTGATCTTTGATGCGCCTGCGTCGGGCTTTGAGGTAGGCGTCCAAGTCGGCTCGCATCTCTTTGACTGTCTTGACGCTCTGCTGTGACTCCTCGGTGAGGTGGAAGCGGCATGCGGCGCATCGCTTCGATTTATTGCTCTTGAAGCGTCCGCACTCACATACTTGGTGGATCTCGGATCTCATGCCCATCCGCCGTCCTTGTCCTGGGGTGAAGCCTTGTCGGATGGCTGATTCACAGGAGTGGCAGTGCTCTACAGCCCCCGCGAAACGGACCTCTGTGGCATCACGTCCGCATGCTTGGCAGATGACGTCTACCGCCATGGGGATGTCCTTTGCGGTCTCTGGTGTGGGTATGAAGCGTCCCATTAGTGTGCTCCTTGTCGGTGGTTTTTCTTTGCGAGTCGGTGACGTCGGTCTTGAAGCCATAGGTCGAGGGTGAATTTATCCCAGGCGATGTCCTGCTGTCGCTCTTCGAGGGGGCGGTCTACCTTGAAGTGGCACCGCTTGCACCGCGGTCGGCGGAAGGATTTGTACATGCCACATTCTGAGCAGATGTGCGCGTCTGTGGGGGCTGGCTTCCGGTGGGGCTTGGGGTCTTTCCCTTTGCGGATGTCTTTGGCGCAGGTCTGGCATACGGCATCACCTGTGACTTTGCTGAAGAGTGCTTCACAGGCGTTTCTGTGGCAGTGGATGCAGACGATGTCGCTGGGGTCTACGGGTGTCATGCGTCCAAATTTTGATGTGTCTGTCATTTTTCTGTCCCTTTGTTTTTTTTTTTGATTAGGATCCGAGGGTGTAGAGGAAGAGGATGATGTCGGGGATGATGAAGAAGAGCCCGAAGATCATGAAGCAGAATCCAAATACCCCGCCCCAGCTCCAGAGGGTGACTTTCCCCAGAAGTATTGTGCTTTATTAGGCTTTCCATCCATAGTGCATGCGGCGATGGGCATGGCGATGGGTGCTACGCAGATGAAGGAGATGATGGCGATGAGGATGATTCCGATGATGGTGAACATTTTTGATTTCCTTTGCTTTTTTTTTTTTTTTGCTCTATCTGAGCTGGTAATAAATAATATACACAGGTCTATGGGGGTACGCAAGCCATTTTTAAAACTTTTTAAAAGTTTTTCAGGTACAAAAAGAAACCCCCGGATTTCCGGGGGTTTATCGCTATTTATCCATCATCTTATTGATCCGACCCCGCTCTACAGCCACATCCGACCGCAGAGCACCCACCTCCACATGGATCCGCTGTAGCTCAGAGTCCACCCTTTGCTGTGACTTATCCAAGTCGCCTAGCGTAGTAGTGATGACACGTAGCTGTGAAGTGATCTCATGGTGCTTAGCATCAAGATCGTCTCTGAGATTCGGATTCGCGGCCTGCCCGTGATTATTTTCCGTATGCTCACGGATCACCGAGGTGTCCCGCTTCAAGGACATCAAGTACGGCTTCACCTTGGCGATATACAGCTGGATAGCACCCGCAGTGATAGCGATGATGGTAGAGCAGCTGATGATCACCGCGTCCACCCGAGCGCTACCCGTAGAGGGCACACCTGGTTGCAGACTACTTCCGGACAAGATCATATGCTCCATCACTCACCGCCCAGTACTGGAAGGACTTCACCCGCCACTCGATCCGCGGCGCTGTATCAGCTGTCGGGGCATCCACATATGCTGAAGAGCCACCCCCACAGTCTACATTCATGATGACACCCCACGGGATGCCAGGTGGGAAAGCCTTATCCCACTTCTCTACGCCGACCTTCTCACGGGTAGAAGACAGCTTCAGCACACCGTCATAATAAAAGTCCACACGATCACGCAAAAAGTCCATCGTGTAACGATGCCAGTCATTCTCTGTGCCGGGGTCAGGGAGCCATCTCTCCCCGACCTTATCTCCGGTGGAATTATCAAAGTGTAGCGTAGAGCCAAGCAACTGGTCATCTGGCTTACCACCAAAGTACTCGATCATGTCGGGCTCACCTCTAGTCGCCTTAGGGTCTGTCGGGCGTAGCCACAAAGCTGGGAAAAAGCCCGTGTCTCTGCCCCTGACACCCGTGTGTCGGGCTACCCACTCGAAGCGGCCATAGTAAAAGTCAGTCACTCCACGGGATCGGACATACCCGGTGTCATGGGTACGATCCACCCCGCCTCTGCTGGTGGGTGTATCCCGCTTTGTCATGAGGAAGACAAGGTCTTTCGTCGCAGGGTCGATCTGGACATTTTTAGAGGTAATGTACCCCAGTCCAGCCGCATTATAGTCATTATCAGGGACATTAGCCCACTCTTTAGGGTCTCGCATATAGCTCCTATCGATCGCTACATACAAGAATACCCGGTAGGTAAACGACTCCTACCGGGTACTAGTGTCAGCCCTATGCCCAAAACTGACTCGATAAACCTTACCAGACTTTAGCCAGTAAAGCTAGCAGGTACGACCTCAGATTTAGACCACTGGCGACCCACCGACGACGCGATGTCCCCATACGCCACTGTCTTCAAGTGGGTGCCATCATCAGTCTTCTCTGCGGGGATATTGTCATCATCCGCAGAGACAGCAGAGATGAAGTCGATATGCTTCTTAGCCCCGATATCAGCGGGCAAAGTAGCCAGCCAAGCATTGTATTGCTTACGAGTCTGCTCTGTAGCGTCTGTGGCGGGCTTCGAATTTCTCGGCAAGATCGCGGTAGTCACTACAGGGGCACCACTCTTCACCTTGCCCTTCATCGTAGCTGTGTAAGCCTTAGCCTTTGTCTTCATGGCATCCAGGGCATTGCCCACGAAAATATTGTTTGACCCCATGGACTGGAAGAGCGCATCACCCTTGGCAAAGCGCTTATCATCCCACACGGTCAGACGGTAGGGATTATCTCCGGTGACCCACTCATCAAAGGTGGAGCCAGTAGCGGCATACATGACCGGGAGGACACCCTGGGTACGGGAGATCTGGTATGGCCAAGAGTCGAAGACTGGTAGCGTAGAGCCCACACCTGCGGTCAAAGAGTCACCCGCAAAGGTGTAGATCTTGGTCGTAGCAGGGGTCTCTGCCTCGATCCAGATATGGAAGGGGACGCCATTGAAAGCCCATATCGCAGTGGGCTTTTCGGTGATGTACGAGCCACCAGCCAGGATGAGGATCTTAGCCTTGTCGGAGCCGGTGTAGGACATCTTGATACCGTACTCAGTACCAGCGGTGAGCGTGTAGTCGACCCAGTCAGTAGCAAAGTCGGTCGCGCCCTTAGCGGTGCCTTTGATGTTCAAAGTCTTCTCACCGGTCAGCACACCACCAGCATTTTTGCCCACACTCTTCAAGGTGAAGGGGATGTCATCACCGGTCGCGCCAGTACGCGGATTGATGTGCTGGATATGGATCTTGAAGCGTGTCACGTCTGCGCCCCACTTCATGGGGAGGACGCTCTCACGTCCGAGCTGTGCGGCTCCTGTAGCCCAGGTGTCCACGTGACCTACAGTCAGGGACAAAGGCACAGTCAGGGGTTCGGTGCTTCCTCCAGGAGTGGTGCTTGGGGCGCTACCAGCAGGCAGGACGATCTTTTCAGTGGCCCCGGTGGAGTAGGTGAGTACAAGACTCCCACCCTGTACAGAGATACCAGTCACTACCGGGGTGGCTACATCTGCCTTCTTAAGAAGCTCTGCGTCCACGTACTTCTTATCAGCCTTAGGCTCCAGATCGCTCTTCCTGGCATAAGAAGAGAGGTCTACAGACCCACCGGTGGCGGCTTTAGCCACTGCGGCATCGACATAGGTCTTATCAGCTTTAGCCTCTACCGCTGTCGCGTCAGCTTTCTTGGCAAGTCCGGCATCCACGTACTTCTTATCAGCCTTAGGCTCCAGATCGCTCTTCTTGGCATAAGAAGAGAGGTCTACAGACCCACCGGTGGCGGCTTTAGCCACTGCGGCATCGACATAGGTCTTATCAGCTTTCTTCGCCAGCTCTTCATCCACATAGGTCTTGTCCGCTTTAGGCTTCAGCTCGCTCTTCTTGGCGTATGAAGAGAGGTCTACCGGCGCGCTACCACTGCCAGATGGGGGTGCATCGAGCACACCGTCGCCATTGGTATCGGTGTATCCGAGTACCTCTCGCAGACGTGGGGAAATAGAAGTCATGAGAGTCCTTTCTACTAGATGCGGGAAACCCCGCTAGAGCCATTCTAGCGGGGTTATTTCTTAGTCCTGGGCGATCTGAGCCGCACTCTTCTCTTTGTCGTACTTGTAGCGGCGCTTAGCTCCTGCTGTGCGGATCCATCGGGTGATCCGCTTAGCCTCTGCTCCGAGGGGGATCTCAGGCTCCCCGCCTAGCTCGGTGAAGTCTGCCTGCCGGCGGATGCCTGTCCCGAAAGGACGCTCTGTGCTACCGAGATAGAAGCCTGAGGGGTGCTCTAGGAGGTAGGTAGCGATCTCTTTCTGAAGAGTGGCTAGCTCTTCTTGAGCCTCTGCTAGCTGTCGTGTGAGGGTCTTTACCCTGACCTTCTTACCGATCACCTGGCGGGACTTGACGTACATCTCGCGTGGGATGATGGTGACCTTGCGTCCCTCGGAGAGCTTGTCCATCTGAGCCTGAGCGTCGGCGATGATCTCTTCAGAGGTGAAGCTTTTTCTTCCCATTGTCTTTATCCTTTGATTCCTGTGGAGCCAAAGCCGGAAGAGCCCCGGCCTGTCTTTTCTAATGTCTTTGTCTCTTTGAGGTTTACATAGGCTAGAGGGACGATCACTAGCTGGGCGATCCGACTCCCTGCTTCGAGTGTCACCTCTTCAGCAGAGAGATTTACCAGGATGACTTTGATTTCCCCGGTGAAGCCTGAGTCGATGATCCCCGGGGCATTGAGGACGGTGACTCCCTTGGTGATCGCTAGGCCGCTTCTGGGGGAGATCATCCCGACTCGGTGCTGTTGGATCTGGACTGCCACTCCAGTGGGGGTTAGCTTCCGCTCTAAGGGCTTTAAAACGATGTCCTCGGTGGTAGTGAGGTCAAAGCCTGCATCGTCCTCGTGTGCCTTCTGTGGGGCTTGAGCATCTTTATCCAGGAGGACGAAATGAGTGGAATTCGCCATGAGTGCTTCCTTTGTCGAGGCGTGGTGCGGTGTCCCGCTTTTGGGTCGATTTTCTAAAGCGACGGAGAGCCACATCGCTTGAGATTCATTGGTGGGTAATTTCCAAAGCCCGTTGCTTGATGTCTCAAGCCTACCACGGATGTCACCGGTGTGCAAGCTCTGCGGGCTCTGCTGGGGGTGATTTGGTGAATGTGACGTAGATCTACAAAATTACCATTTCAAATTTTTTCTAGCGAGAAAAAGTTTATAAGGTGAATAACGCAAGCGCGCTATGCCTACGCACGTATAAGAAACCTTATAAACTTTTTTTTCTAGAGAAAATTTGAAAACGTCAAAAACCGCGGAAAATCAAGGGTTTTATTTTACACTTCAAGTTTTCCCATCATAAGTATGCTTTCTATCGTGAAAAAGTTGATGACACATCGTCCAAAAGTGTCATCAAAGATTTTTAGAAAGACAGTCTACTGACGAATGTTCGGCAAGACGAACATTCAAATGTGATTCACTTTGGGATTCATTTCTGACAAAAAATTCGCCTGGCCGGACATTCAAAATGCGTGCAAAATCACAAAAATACTTCTGTAACATTTCGTAACAATCTAAAGGCCGCCCCCAGCAGAGCCCCGAAGAGCTACACTCGATCTCATGGAATCAGAAAAGCAAGTGGAAAAATATCTCGTACGCCGATGTAAAGAGCTGAGCCTCTACACCGTCAAAGTGCCAGCGACCTCTACTGGCTTTCCGGACAGGCTCGTGATCGGACAGGGCGTGACCCTCTATATCGAGATCAAAGGAGCAGGCGGCAGAGTGTCTGTAGCGCAAAAGCTGTGGCTGGCTAGACTCCGTGAGAAAGGACACACTGCCATGGTCGTATGGACAAAAGAGGACGTAGATACTGCACTTTCTTTGATCTAGTGCTAGACTTTGACACATGCCTATTACACTGTATGACTCGCAAAAATCTGTCCACGATCAGCTCAAAGAAGAGGGATACCCTTCAAAGCTTTTGGCCCTGCCCACAAATTTTGGTAAGACTCTCACGCTTCTGTCCCTTTTAGCCTCTGACAAAGAAGAGTTGACACCCGCTCTTGTCATTGCCCCTAAAAGGGTCTCTGAGACTTCCTGGACGGCCGATATAGAAAAGCTGGGTGGAGACCTCACCTATCAGCTTTTTGACGCCAGGAAGCAAAAGCAGAGGGATATGGAAGCTAGCCCTGACGTGGACGTGCTCTTCACCTCTGTCCATAATTTTCAGAAAGCCGCTGACCTCATCGAAGAGGGGCACTTCAAGACACTCATCATTGATGAGATAGACCTGATGAAGAGCACTACTAGCGCTCGCTGGAAAGCCGCTAAATCGCTTCGTAAGCACTTCGACCGATGCTGGGGTATGACAGGTACAGCTGTACCCTCTGACCTCACCACACTGTGGGGTATGACCTACCTGATCGATGAGGGTCAAACTTTCGGCACCCGCAGAGTGGCGGACTTCCTCCACCGCTTCTTCGTCCCCGGTCACTCGCTCCCATCGGGTGTGGTGGTCTCATATGAAGAGAAGGCAGGAGCACGCCAGGAGATGCTTCATATGCTCGCGTCGATGTCCATCGTCCGACAGACGGATGAGGCCCAAGCAGTGGGGTATGAGGTCTACGAGCACGTCTTCCAGATGGAGCCTCAGCAGAAGAAGCTGTACAGAACTGCTATGCAGGAGTCGATACAGCTCCTGAAGCGCCCCGGGGATGGCGAAGAAGATATAGAGCAGAAGCTCTTAGAGTCCACCTCTGCCAAAGCGTCCATCATGAGACAGCTCTCTACCGGCTTCCACATGGAGGATGGTGACCCCAAGACGGCTCAGTGGGTCTCTACAAAGAAGCTGGATGCTCTGCGGTGGGGCTTCCTCGGAGGACAGCTTTTGATCTTCTTCCAGTACATCGCAGAGAGGGACGCGATCCTTAGGGTCCTCGAAGAGGAAGGCATCTCATATACGACGGTCAAAGACAAAGACGCAGTAGCCAAATGGAATCGTCGTGAGGTAAGCTGTCTCGTGGCCCACCCAGCATCCATCTCTCACGGGATGAATCTTCAGTGGGGTGGGTCGACTATCTTGTGGATGTCTCTTCCGGCTACGTACTCGATCTTTCACCAAGGGAATATGCGCTTAGCCCGGAAGGGGCAGACTCAGGGTGTAGAGGTGCATGTGCTCAAATTTTCGTGTACACTGGAGGACGCAAGGGCCTCTCGATACGAGAGACAAAAGCTAGGAAATGACTGGCTACTCAGTCAGTAGATGGGAATTTAGACAAAAGAAAACCCCCGGTGCGGAGATTCACCGGGGATTCCCAACAAAAAAAAATTAGGAGAAATGTAAGCATGGAAAGTCATTCACACTACGCATCAAGTGTAACAACAAAAACCTGGAAGCACAAGGTCATCGACACCGAGTCGATGCTCCACATGCTCCAGCACCCAGGAGACAAGAAAAATACATCTCGCACACCCTGCCTTTTCTTAGGGAAGCTGAAGGACGGCATCCGATCCAAAGAGACCGTGATCTCCAAGTCTGCCATCGTGCTGGACGCTGACCACGCTCAAATCTTCTTCGAAGACTTCACCTCCATGGCTCTGGATGCGTGGGAGCACTACATGCACACCACCTACTCTTCGACCCCTGAAGCGCCCCGATACCGGCTGATCGTCCCCCTCGCAGAGGATGTAAGCCCCAGCGAGTACACCTACCTAGCAGACATCCTCATGGCTTACCTGTCAAAGGATGAGCCTGACCTTTTCGACAGGACAGCCCGTGAGCCCTCACGGCTCTTCTTTGCCCCCGCAGTGCACCCTGATCGTAAGGACACCTACTCTTACGTAGCGCATGAAGGGCGTCTGATGAAGCCTTCAGAGATCGAGGCGCTTAATCTTGTCCTCGATGAGCCCATCGAGCGTGAGACTCCGAAAGCTCAGCTTGTACCTGAGAGTGGCTTTGAGCCAGCATCGGAGATCGTCGGTGTCATCGGTGACTTCAATTCCCTCTACGAGGATGACCTAGATCGGTGCATCGGGGACTATGATCTGCCCTACACACGTGTAGGGGACAAGTGGCACTTCGACGGCTCTAAGTCGGAGCCGGGGCTCCTTGACCTAGGCGATGGATACTACTACTCTCACCATGCGACAGACCCCGCTAATGGCGAGCGTCTGACTGCCTACGACTTGGTACGCATCCACGTCTATGACGGTAAGAAGACTGACTTCCAGAAGGCGATCAAGAAGGATGAGCGTATCCTCGACTTGGCTCGTAAGCGCGCGGCGCAGAAGGCTCTGGATGTCTTCACACCTGTAGAGCACACCCCCTCCGCCCCTCAGTCATCCCCGATGCCGACTGCAGATACGAGTAGCTCGTTTTTCACTCCACTAGAGCCCTCGCCCATTGAAGAGGAAGAAGAGCCCGAAGAGCTGTCTTTCGAGCAGAAGCAGGAGATGGTGCGTGACACTCTGCGTGACTTCAATCCTGACACCATGCTCTTCTCGGATACTGTCTACAATCTCGATGTGCTCAAGGAGTATGACCCAGTCGTCTCCAAGATCGCGCTGAATGAGCTGACCTCGGACATGGTGTGCTCTGTACCCACCCCCTGGGGTAATAAAGAGGGTGCCCCAGTAGAGACCGGTGACGTATCAGCTCTTGTCCTCTATCTAGAGCGCTCGTACCGCATGGATATCACCAAGGCTCGTGTGGAAGACCTGATCAATGAGCAGGCTCGCCATCGACGCTACCACCCTGTGCGTGAGTACCTTGACTCTCTTGAGTGGGACGGCACTCCTCGCCTGGAGACCGCTCTTCCAGGTGTCATACCTAATGACTACACCCGCATGGTGGCCCGGAAAGCGCTCACAGCCGCAGTGGCCCGTGTCTACGAGCCCGGTATCAAGTGGGATCACGTCTTGGTCATCCAGGGATCCCAAGGTCTTGGCAAGACATACTGGGTAGAAAAGATGTCAAAGGGCTTCTACTCTGATCTAGGAGATATCAGTAAAGCAGACACCGTACGTGAGCTTCACCAGTCCTGGATCAGTATCTCGGATGAAGCGACTTCACTGTCGAAGGGTGACTTCAATCTGATCAAAGACTTCATGACTCGCACCCATGACACCTACCGTCTGCCTTATGACAAGCGCTCACGGTCAGTAGCCCGATCTTCCGTCATATGGGCTACCACCAATCACATGGATTTCATCCCCGAGTACGAGGAAGGCACCAGGCGCTTCCTGCCCGTGAAGGCTACTGAAAAGGTGGACTTTAAGGCCCTTACAGATGAGTACATCGCTCAGGTGTGGGCAGAGGCTAAGCACCTTTATCAGGAGGGTGAGCTGCTTTTCCTCACTGATGAAGAGGTGGAGCGGGCAGAGGGTGTACGCGCCCAGTACACTGCGAATTCCGGCTTCGGGGGTGTCCTGGAGGAATTCATTTCTTCCAAGGTCTCTAAGGACTGGGATCAGCTGTCACCCCGTCAGCGTGTGCAGTGGCTTGATGAGCAGGCTCAGGGTATCCAGGTCGGCGAAGTACGTCGTACTGAGATCTCTGCGGTACAGTTCTTCACCGAGACCTCCAAGAAGAGCCACATCGATGCACGTCCCGGTGAAATCGAGGAGATCGATCGTAAGCTGAAGGCCTGCCCATATCTTCAGCTGATCTCTACTCACTACCAGCAGCCCGGATACGGCTCGCAGCCTACCTACAAGATCGTGGAGTACCCCCTGGATGCTCGCGAGTATAAGGAGCAGAGCACGGTCAATCGCTTCTTCGCCTAAGCTCTGATGGAAAAACCCCGGTTTTCCGGGGTTTTTTCTATGCCCGAAAAAAAAAAATGGAAAAAGTTTATCAAAGGGGTTGCACACCCTTTTGAAGGTATGTATAGTAGAAGACATCAACCGGGGGACACCGGCACGATGATTGAAAACCCCATAGAGGAATCGAGAAATCACAACGCACAATCGTAAGGAAAGGAGCCACTATGGCACGGACTATCCACGTAGGACTCGCAGTCAATGCGAAAGAAAAAGACATGCTAGACCATTTAGCAAAAAAGGAAGAGCGGACAGCCTCGCAGATCATGCGCCGGGCTCTTCTGGACTACTACAACAGGCACAAATAAAAAGGAGAAAAAGAAAAATGTACCAGGCAGAAGCAGGGCTCTACATCGCCGACTTCACCCGCAAGCAGGACGCAGTGGACTGGCTCGCCAGCGAGATACTCCACGTCTACCCCGTCACCTCGATGACCACTCTGAAGCGGCTAGCCAAGTCCATCATCGACCTAGATGAGACAGTACAGATCAATGGAGTCACCTTCAAAGGAAAGACCCTCAAGAAAGACAAGTAAAAAGGAGATACAGCCATGTCATTCGGAATCAGCTTTACCATCCAGTCAGATCAGATCACCCCAGAAGAGATCGATCAGATCACATCGATCCTCACAGGCTTCAAGACAGGAGAGGCTCCAAAGAAGCTCGTGACGAAAAAGCCTTCTACGAAGAAAGCAGAAGAGCCTAAGGTTGAAGAGCCTAAGGTTGAAGAGCCTAAGGTTGAAGAGCCTAAGGTTGAAGAGCCTAAGGTTGAAGAGCCTAAGGTTGAAGAGCCTAAGGTTGAAGAGCCTAAGGTTGAAGAGCCTAAGGTTGAAGAGCCTAAGGTTGAAGAGCCTAAGGTTGAAGAGCCTAAGGTTGAAGAGCCTAAGGTTGAAGACGATGCGGTCTCACCTGAGATGCTCAAAGACCTCCGAGCCCACGCCGTAGCCTTGATCTCTGCTAGCAAGGACTCCGAGCTTAAGGGTGTCCTCGCTAAGTATGGTGTCGGGGCTATCTCAAAGCTTCCCAAAGCCGGCGCAGAAGAGCTTCTCGCAGTCCCTACTGAATGACCACAACAAATAAAGGAGAAATCATGGAAATCTACATCGACGTAGTCAAAAATCCCGCACACTACAAGCACTTCACCGGCATCGAGTGCAAAGAGATCGTCTATGATCTACCCAAATGGGCAGGCGATACGATCAAGTACATCTGGCGCGCACCCTATAAAGGCAAGCCAGTAGAGGACTTACGCAAAGCAAAGGAGTGCCTCTCTGCTAGCAATGACCGACGTCGCACCCAGGTATACAATGCCGTACGCAAGGATCACGAAATTTTTGACAAAGCTAGCGAGATCGTCCTAGCAGAGAAAGAAGATAGCCTCCTCCGAAAAGCTCTCATCGTGCTGATCACTCTGTCTCACATCGTCAGAGATAAAGAAGTCCATCAGCTTCGAGACGCTATCGACGATGAGATCGAGCGCTACTTATCCTCCGAGGATGACATCCAATGACATATCTCGGTAGCATCAAAATGCGCGCTTCGAGCGCAGACCGATGGGTCACCTGTAAAGCCTCTGCAGTCTTGGAGGCACAGAATCCCTGGGTGCGAGACACGGGTACATCGCCTTTCGCCGCGGAGGGGACTCTTGCCCATGGGGTGGCAGAGCATGTCCTACGGGACATGCTAGGGCTGTATCCGACACCTAAGCCATCGAAAGAGACCACTACCGGGGAGATGTGGCACCACGCCTCAGGGTATGCAGAGTATGTCTACAATCTCACTGAGTGTAGGTATACCCATGTCACCCACCTGACAGAGGTAAAGGTCAAGATCGACGGGGTACCCCACGTCTCGGGTATCGCTGACTATATAGGTATCGGTGATGATGGGCGTGTCTTCGTCATCGACTATAAGTATGGTGCTGGAGTCCCTGTCCCTGTAGAGGGGAATCGCCAGCTCATGGTCTACGCTGTGGGCGCGATCCAGATGGCAGATCAGCTGGGTGTCTCGGTAGACTCCGTGACACTGGCGATCTATCAGCCCCGTGTCTTCGGTGGAGTCGGCGACTTCACCTACTCCGCAGAAGAGATCCTCGCTTTCAAGGAGGAGCTTGCAGAGGCAGATCAGATCATCACCCACCCGGATCGACATCTGGACAAAGTCACTTTCAAGCAGAGTGACAAAGGGTGCCGATGGTGCCCCATCAAGGACTACTGCCGTACCCTCATCGACCCACAAAGGATCAAGGAGATCATGGAAAAGATCAGCACTATCAAGGACTACGAGGCTCTGTCTATGGAAGAGCTTGAAGAGGTCTACGAGCTTTCTAAGGAGGCGAAAGACATCTTTGCTCAGGCAGAGAAGGCTCTACGGGCTCGGATGATCAAGGGCGAGTCAGGTCGCTCTTTCAAGGTGGTCAAGGGCGTACAGCGTCTTGACACTGAGGCGTACTCACAGTGGCTAGATCAGCAGGTCATGCTGGGTACTGTCACTGAAGAGCAAGCCTTCACCCGTAAGCCGGTCACGCAGACTGAGCTGAAGAAGATCGTCGATAGAGACGTGGCGAAAGAGATCGCTTCTCTACCCAAGTCAGAGGGTGTGCCCCGTATCGTCGGCATCGACGCTAAAGGGCAGGGGCTTCATGAAGGGAGAGCAGCGGAAGTTTTCTCAAATATTTTCTAGATTTAGCTTGCACCCCCTCAAAGGCTTGTGCTAAAGTAAGACTTGTTGGGAGGGACAAGGATAAAAACCCTCCCATCGCAAACCAAAAAACTATTTTTAAGGAAGAGGTATTCACATGTCAGACATCAAGGCAGCACTCAATGGAAACACCGTCATCACCGGGGAAGTTCGTCTCTCCTTCGTCCACCTTCTGGAGCCAGCAGACCCCTTCAATACCGGTAAGCCACAATACTCAGCTCGCATCCTGATCCCTAAGGATGCCACTGACACCTTTGAAGCTCTCAAGACTGCTAAGGAAAATGTCATCCGCGCTGGTAAGGACAAGTACTGGGGCGGTGCCATCCCTAAGAAGATCACCGACTCCATGGTGGACTCAGATGTAGATACCGACATGCAGGATGAGATCTACGCGGACAAGTCCCCCGAAGAGAAGGGTCATTTCGCTATCGCCGCTAAGAACGCCAATGCCATCGAAGTGGTCAATGCCGGGATGCGGCCCGCTTCAGAGGATGAGGTCTACTCAGGTGTGTACGCCCGTGTAGCTCTCCGTCCGTGGATCTGGGGAAATAATGGCAAGAAGGGCATCTCCTACACCCTTGAAGCGGTACAGATCATCCGTGATGGGGAGCGTCTCGGGGGTGCTGGTAAGACCAAGGCTTCATCCGTCTTCTCTGCTGTAGCGGGTGCAGGATTCGGAGCGATCGCTTCTGACAGCAAGGACGATGATGATCTCAGCAGCTTGCTGGGCTAAGGAGTAGAAAAATGGCAGCAAAATTTGACTATGACCACCTCGATCAGTATGACAAGGCAGAGCTTCAGGCAGAGCTTGATCGCCGGATGAAGGAGGTAGAGAAGATGCGTGAGATGCGTGCTCGACTCTCATATCAGGTGCCGGCTCTCCGGTATGCAATCAGCAAAGCTCCTGATGTAGATGTGGAGGAGATGCTTAAGTAATCTAGAACCCCGGTGTCGACCAGCACCGGGGTTTTCTTATGCCAAAAAACTTTTTAAATCTGTCTTGAGCCTACCCCTAGGCTTGTGCTAGACTTGAGGTACAGACAAAGACCACCGACAAAGGAGACACCATGTCACTCACCGGAGCCCTCATCATCCTCGCCGTAGTCCTCATCTTCCTCGTACAAGCACTAGGAGTAGCCGTCTTCGCCCTCTTCGAGCTCGCAAAGACCGTCAAGGCAGAGACCGAGCTCCAGCGCAACAAAGCACGTCTACGCAAGGCTAAGAAAGCACGCCCCGTAGAGTCCACCACCAAGTAAAGGGCAGTCATGGCTAAAAATATTCTCATCTACGACTTCGAGACGTACAGCGATGTAGACCTCAAGGAGTACGGTGCATGGGCTTACGCGCACCACCCCTCCACCGAGATCCTCATGTGCGCCTACTATGATCCGAAAGCCCATGACAGCGTGCAGGTCGCGATCGGGGAGGAAGCGATCGGGGCGATCCCAGGTCTCTTCGACAAAGACACCCTCAAGGTAGCCCACAATGCCCCCTTCGAGCGGCACATGATTAAAGGGCGCTTCGGGACCCTCCCACCCCCAGAAGAGTACATCGACACTGCGGCATACGCGGCTTGCTATGGCCTCCCCCGGAAGCTGAAAGATCTGGCTATCGCGCTCGGAGTATCTCAAAAAGATGACGCAGGCACCCGCCTCATCAATAAATTTTCTAAGCCACAGACCCGCAGAGGTGTCACTTTTCGGCGAGACCTCATGAGTGACCCCCTGGATTTCATGCGCTTCGTGGACTACTGTAAGCAAGATGTGTGGGTCACCTACGAGATCCTCAAAGTACTCAGTCGCCAGCCCTTCATGCAAACCGACTGGGAGAAAAAAGTGTACTACCTTTCGGAGCGGATCAGCGATAGGGGGGTCCCTGTGAGCGTGGAGTACGCAGAGCCTGCCGCGGATCTCGTAGCAGAGGATGTGGCTCGACACGAAGAGGCTTTCACGGCACTGACCGGTGTCACCAAAGCTAGATCAGTCCAGCAAGTGCGTGCTTGGCTAGAAGGGCAAGGAGTCCCCCTGGGGAAGTCCATCGATCAGGATGCGGTGGACGCCCTTCTCGCCAGGGACGATCTCTCCCCACACGTCCGGGAAGCTTTAGAGCTCAAGAAGAGCATCACTGCAGGATCCCTGGCTCGCTTCCGGACGATCAGTGATTTTGGGTCTGCTGATAAGCACCTCCACGGGTGCCTGGTCTACTATGGCGCTCACACAGGGCGCTACTCGGGTAAGGGGATCAACCTCCAAAATCTACCTAATGGGTCTTTCGACTCCGATTCGGAGACAGTGGCGGCGCTAGAGCAGGTCAGATCCGGTCAGTGGCTTGGCCGTGATGATATGAAGAAGCTCATCCGTGCTTGTCTTAAAGGCCCGTGGATCGTGTCCGACTTCTCTGCTGTAGAGGCTCGTGTCTTGGCATGGCTTGCTGGCGAGCAGTGGGTGCTCGATACTTTTGAGGCAGGGAAAGACATCTATGTCCAGACTGCCTCCATGATGTACGGGGTGGACTACGAGGAAGCCCGGCAGTATAGGAAGCAAGGGAAGGTCGCGGTGCTCGCGTGCGGGTACAGCGGCTCTCAGGGTGCGATCCAGGCTTTCTCTGGCGACACTTTCACCCGTGAAGAGCGTCAGTCGATGGTGGATAAGTACCGTCACGCCAATCCCAAGATCCGGGCTTTCTGGGACCGAGCGCTTAAAGCTTTCACCCATGGCGGGAAGATCGGGGCCTTCATCACGGTAGAGGTCGTCGGCAGTACCCGTAAGGTCATCCTCCCCTCAGGTCGAGCGCTTTTCTACCATGATGTCCGCTTCGAGAAGCGCCCTCTCACCTTTGTCAATCGGGACGGTGTCGAGGTGACCACCGAGGTGATGACACCTACCTTTTCTAAGGGGGGTCGGCGTGACATCACCTCAGGCGGCCGTCTGACAGAAAATATCACCCAAGCCGTAGCCCGCGATCTTCTCGTAGAGGCACTCCTGCGTCTTGACGATCGCGGCTTTGATGTGCGGTGTCATGTCCACGATGAGGTGCTTGTCCTGAAGAAAAGCGGCGACTCTGCTGATGAGGTGACACGGCTGATGTCTGTCACACCTGAGTGGGCTCCAGGTCTCCCGCTTGAGGCGGATACCTATGAGTGCGCGGTGTACAGGAAGGAGTAGACCGGAGAGGTGAAGTCCAGCTATACTTAAGGTGTCCCTCTTCCACAGGACCTCCTGGTACGAGGCTGGTTTTTTTTGTTTCCTTTGTTTCCCAGTCTCTAGAGAACCCCCGGTATGCGAGAGCCGGGGGTTTTCTTGTACAAAAAACTTTTTAAGTGAGGCTTGCTCTACGTCAAGGCGTGTGCTAGATTTAAAGAGTCTTTAAAAGACTCATGACCAAAGGAGACATCATGAAGCTCAAAGCTTCCGTCCGCTTCCTCAAAAGGGAAGCACCCAAAGAGTACGAGGCGCTCAAAGAGGCGATCAAGTCAGACTACTCTGCTAAGCAGATCGAGCTATCCATCAAAGCGTCCGTCCGAGCCGCCGGAGGCGTACCGACTTTCCAAGAGCGCGTCGTCCGACACCTAGTAGCTGCAATCCGATCAGGAGAGGGATCCATTGAGCACTACATCTCTTAAGCTCTCAGAGCTCATCCAGTCCAGTCCAGCGAAGCCCGTGAAGAGGCGCCCTAAGCGCACCACCCAGACAGCAGAGCACACCCCTCGGAAGATCACCGAAAAGCAGGGCATCCTCACTGTGGAGACGGAGCAGGGTCAGCAGGTCGGTGCTTTCGCCGACATCCTTCGAGAAGCGGGCTACGACCCTGCATACTACGCCCTAGACACCATCCAAGGTGTCCGCACCTCACACTGGGATGCACAGCGTAAAGAGTGGGATGCACAGGAAGAGCGCTGGGTGACCAAGACCGTCCAGCTCAAGTCCCACCGCTTCCGAGTCATCGAGCGCACTGTACCGGTCGATGTGGATGAGCTAGCAAGCATCGTCACGAGTCAGCCAGCGTCTACACAGTACCGGCACGAAAAGGATGGAGGCACCTTGCTCCTCACTCTGGGGGATAGCCAATTCGGCAAGGCTTTCCTGGCAGAGGATGGGCAGCAGATTATCTTGGACAATATCGACTATGTGCTCAGCCGCACCATCGAAGAGGCTAAGCACCTTAATCCTTCTAAGATCGTCTTGGCCTGGCTGGGGGACTGCATCGAAGGTGTCGTCACGCAGGGCGGGAGAAATGCTCCGAGCAATGTCTTGACCCTCACTGAGCAGCTACGCCTTGTCCGCAGAGTACAGCTTAAGATGATCGACCGTCTGATCGATGCGGGCTACCCAGTGATCGACTTCATCTCTGTCCCTGGTAATCACGACGACGTCACACGGGTCTTCAATGCCAGGGTGGATGACTCTTATGCTGTAGAGTCTGCGCTCGCTGTAGCGGATGCGATGGCTCTCCATGAGGATCGCTACGGGTCGGTCTCCACCTATGTACCTGGGAGAAGCGAAGATTTTGTCACCCGTGAGTACAGCGGTGTCCCGGTCGGCTTCCATCACGGCCATCAGCATCGACCTGGTAAGCAGTGGGAGTGGTGGGCTGGTCAGACTTTCGGCGACACACCGATGGGGAATACTAAAGTGCTCTTCGAGGGGCACCATCACCA